CAGAGTGGCATCCACAGGATACCTGAGTTTCGATCTTGACAACAGCTCATCCAATTCATCCGGCACGATGGGATATTATTCTCCTGGTGCCACCACAGTTCGTGGCGGATTTGCGCCAGGCATCACCACACGCTTGAGCTACGCCAACGGTACGGTATCAAAAGTGTTCCACGGACACATTCCTTCTGACGGAATCCAGACCGAACCGCTGCAGTACAGCAACAGAAAGACACACGTCACGGCCGTTGATTGGATGGACTATGCCGCTGAATTTCCGATCGAACTGGAAGCGGTACAGACCGACAAGCGCATTGATGAGGTGGTGACTGACATCGTGTCCATGATGCCGATCCCGCCGCTGAATACGGACTACGACACCGGGCAGGAGACATTCTCGTATGTCTATGACACACTGACCGGTAAAACGCGAGCCATTAGGGAATTCCAGAAGTTAGCGAATTCAGAGTTTGGCTATATCTATGTCAAGCGAGATGCGGATGGCGAACAACTCACGGTTGACGCCAGGTATACGAAGTCAGTTACCACATCCAGTGGCACAATAGACGATGTAATGATGGGCATGTCATCTGCGTATGGCGCGAACTATGCCAACCGCGTGAAAGTAACATCCTATCCGCGCCAGATTGATGCGGCTGCAACAACTGTACTTGCGTCTCTTCAAAAGACCATTACGCTAACAACTGGCGAATCTGTGACGCTGGTACAGAAATACCGCGACCCGACTGGTGGCAGTAATATGGTCAGCGGCACCGATATGGTATCACCGGCATCGACGACAGACTACCTCATGAACGCTGCAGCGGACGGTGGAGGCGCAGACCTTACCGCTGACCTTGATGTTACAGCAAATTACGGCTCGGATGGTGTGCAGTGGATCCTCGTAAACAACAACGCCGCCACGGGGTATGTAACACATCTTCAATGCCGCGGAAAGGGTATATATTTCTTCGACCCGACAGCCAGCATCCAGGAGGATAGCACCGGCATTGACCTGCACGGCGAGAAGGAAACATCTGTTGATCAGCAATACCAGGACAACCCGCTCGCGTCTGATGCAGCGGCGCAGTACTGGTCAATCCGTCTGGCAACGCTCCGTGATGATATACAGGGTGTGACATATAATCCAAACCGTACACAAGCGCTTATGGACTTATTCTTGAGCGCTGACATTGGCGATAAGTTCACACTCTCGGAAACCGTCACTGGACTCAGCTCTGAAATCTATCTCATCAACGGCATCGACTTCGAGATAGCACCATCTGGATTTATCACATGCACTTATATTCCATTCCTTGCCATTGGTGAGAGTTTCTGGCGGCTGAGTTATTCGCAATTAGACATTAGTACAACTTTAGGATATTAGGAGGCATCTATGGCCTATATAACACCACCATCAAGAGCAGCAGGATACACCATCACGGCTGGAGACTGGAACCAGGACGTCCGCGCTAATATGCAGTCACAGGCACCGGACATCTTTACAGCAGTCAACCAGATTGGATATTCCACTGCCGCAGACACGATGGCCGCTGGTGCGCTTCCGATGGTAATGGGCGGCAGGCTCACACTAGAAACGGGCGTTGCTGTCAGCACAGCAGCCCAGGCGGACAAGACAACCCTCTACTGGACGCCATACGGAGCAGGCGCAGGAATGGCCACCGTTTTTGATGGTACGAAATGGATACCGATTGCATTCGATGAGATGTCAGACGATACCACCGGGTTCACGACTTCCAAACCGCATGACATTTTTCTGGACTACAACGGGGGCACACCGGTGCTGGATAAGCTGGTATGGACAGATGACACAACGCGGGCGACGGCGCTAGCAAAACAGAACGGGCGCTATGTACTTACTGGTGCGCTGGACTGGAATTATCTCGGTACAGTATATCTGGATAGTGCAGATAAATTTCAAGATACCACATCACAGCGGTTCCTATGGAACTATTATAACCGCATCTGGCACACATTGTACGGAACAGATCCGACAGACACCTGGTCATACGCGACGGCTGCCTGGCGCGCTTCCAACAACAATACAACGGATGGGGTTGGCAGGGTGTCCCTTGTCATTGGCGTGTCAGAGGATAACGTAGAAATTAATGCTGTCGGTATTGTCAACCCCACTGCCGTTGTGAAGTTATCGACAGGAATAGGGATTAATTCAACGAGTGTTTCATCTGCGCAGCTCATGGGCGTGACAGGCGGTGGATCGTATGAAATAATGCCTGCCACATACTCTGCGCCGTTGCCGATTGGATACTCATATATCCAGTGGCTCGAATATGGCGGCACCGGTGCGGTATGGCAGGGAGATGGCAATGCACCGACTGAAAAACACACAGGAATAATTGCCAGGGTGAAGGGATAACAATGATAAATTCAGCCAAACTATCAAAGGAACTAATCGCCGCTGGAATATCAACAGACGGAAACTGCAACTCAAGTGGCATTGTATGGGACGATAATAACAACGAGATCCAAGATCGAAAAGACGTCGCAGCCATCATCGCCGAACATGATCCAACTCCTGTATCAGAACCGTCGGTTGATAAGCTCGGCCTATTGCTGAAGGATAAGGGTGTCATCACGGATGAAGAATATGATGAACTTGTCAAGCCGACTATATCAGCGGTGTCGCCGTAATTTAACCTTAACAAGTCTCTGGTATTCTAAATGAATATGTGGTACAATGCTCGCATAGTGAAGGGATACTCATGAACGGTGAGGAACTTGAACAGCTAAACGCGGCAGGGTACACGTATGCAGACATCGCCAAGGTCCACGGATTGACGCGCGGCAAGGTGGCATCTAGGATACGCCAGCACCGATTGAAGTCTGAGAAGCGGCGCAGCAAGTTTTATGTTGAATTCCCTGAATACTGGCAGCTGTCCGGCGACTGGATGGTGTGCGGAGATGTGCATGTTCCATGTTCAGATTATGACTTCGCTCAGCTGTTAGTGAAGGTGGCGAAACAACATAACATTAAGCGGCTGTTGGTGGGCGGTGACTTCTTCACCTTCGATATATTCAGCAGCTACCCGAAGGACATCGTAGATGTGATGTGGCGCCAGGAACGCGACGCAGGCAGGACGCTGATCGGGGAATGGCTAGAGTGGTTCGACGAGATCCGCTTCATCATGGGTAACCATGACCGGCGTATGGTGAAATGGGTCAATGGACAGTTTGACTCACGCGATATCTTCAGCATGGTGACATCATCGGACAAGTGCCACTTCTCAGATTGGGGACATTGCATGATTGATACAGCCTCCGGTCCATGGCGTGTCACCCACTCGAAGAATTACAGCGTCAACCAGCTCACAGTCGCCGACACACTGGCGCAGAAGTTCCAGTGCAACGTCATCAGCCATCACGAACACCACCTGGCGCACGGATGGGACCGCTTCAAGCGGTACGTCGTTATCAACAATGGCGGTCTATTCGACCAGGCCAAGATGGCTTATGTCGTCCTGGATGATAGTAAGATGCCGAACATGACGCCTGGCTTCACGCGGCTTGAGAATGGCGTAGCACACACTTACGGGAAGCACCCGTACACTGACTGGCAAGAAGTGTTGCATAACTAGAATAAATATGCTATAATAACATCATAAGTCCTACGTCGGGAGCCTCTCAACGATGCGCAACTGCCTGACCTGGCGAAAACTTCCACCGCATCGAGGGCAGTGCGTCACTAAGGCGTAGTTTTGGGTTCGTGTTGACCGAGCGAGAAGATATACGTCAATCGGTGTCGGCATAAAATAACTGAGCGACCTGGACGGTGGAAGTGAGTACAGCCTCATCTCCCATGTGGAGAAGTAGATCGAGCAGCGTCCTTCGGGGCGCTGTTGTGTTATCGTCTTATATATCGGATCATAGCAATAAAATACCAATTATGCGGTATTATTGTCATACATTTCGCACAGACACGCCGCTGGATAGCATCAGATGGAAGCCTGCGCGATTTATACGCCAAAAAGGCACTTGGCTATCTTCCTGCACGCTACGCTGTGTAGTGGATTATTTTAGTTAAGACGAATGTCATACAATGTAATAAAATATTAGTGACGAAATACACTATACTTCTACTGGTGGATATGCTATTATATATATATAGATAACCGACCTAACTGCCTGAAAGGGAATTGAAATGATGCTCATTTATTCACCAGACGAATCTGCCTATTACTGGCAGCGATATTCGGATTGGGCGACATCCCAATTATTTTCTACACGAGATCAAGCGATAGCGAGTAGAAAACACAATAAATTAATTTGGGACATAGAAATCAGTAATCAGTAATCACCCACCGACCTGAGCGAGTCCCTAAACTGCTCAAAGGAGACACATGAGCACACACCACCTGGACGATTACCTGGGTCGCGTAGATGCAGAGTACCTGATAGACGGCGACCGGCCGGAGACAATGACCGACTTGCTGATGCGATACGTCAAGCTCGAGATAAACGCCTATCCTCCGCACCCGCAGACCACCAATCAGGCGTTTGTACGCGGAGTGGACTGGCTAAACGACCTGTCACCAAAGACAGGCTATACTCCAGAGATGGCCGAGGCGCTTAAATACCTGGTCGCCTGGTGCGATGAAATGGAAGAGTGGTATTATAGAAACAAAAGGAGCAGTGATGGATAATTATTGCGAGTGTGGAAAACGGATACCAGAAGGAGACGTGCTCTGCGATGAGTGCGCCTGGAAGTATGCGCAACCGCAGACGGTGATTGAAAGTGAATTTGAAAAGCTGTACGACCTAATAAAGGAGAAGAGTGATGGATAAAAGTGATACGATCAAAGAGTTAGCTGGAGCGCTAGCGAAGGCACAAGCGGAGATGCCAGCCGCTCCGATGAACGCGGTAAATCCGTTCCTGAAGAATAAGTACGCGGATCTCGGTAGCATCATCAAGACAGCCGCACCAGTCCTTGCAAAGCATGGCTTGAGCTACGTGCAGACAGTCGGAGGCTGGGACGAAGCCGTAAGCGTGTCCACAGTGCTGATGCACACCTCCGGAGACTTTATCTCTGATACCGTCAGTATGACGATCGGCGAGGAACGCGGAAAGAGTGCTGCACAGGTGGCAGGTAGCATCATCACGTATCTGCGGCGATACTCGCTTGCTTCGATGCTAGGAATGTACGCCGATGAGGACGTGGCCGGCAGCGAGCCACTAGGGAAGAAGGTGTCGCAGAAGGCTAAACCTGTACCGGCGTCACAGCCAAATCAAGATAATCCGAGTTATTCAACCGCGACAATTAACGCCGTTATGCAGGCCGGGAAGTACAAAGCTGCGAAGCACGTAGTGGCTATCCTGGCGCTGTCCAAGATCCTGCCGGGAGACGTGACGCCGGAGACAGCAGTACACTGGCACAACGGATACAGAACCATGCGCGACGATGGTATGGATAAAGAGCACGCCGCTGAGCAAGCTGACAAGATGATTGCCGACATACTGGCGGCAGAATAGTTATCTCCTTCGAAGGGCGGGTAGATGGAACTACCCGCCTGGGGAGATGAGAATAACGAAAGGGAGTAACGATGGATAAAGACAAACTGCAAGAAATACTAGATCTGCACAAGAAATGGTTATCTGATTTAGAATGCGGCGAGCTGGCCGATCTCAGGAATGCCAATCTCAGGGGTGCCTATCTCAGGGGTGCCAATCTCAGGGGTGCCAATCTCAGGGGTGCCGATCTCGGGGGTGCCAAAGGTATTATATCCATCGAGCCTATCGGTAGCCGTGGAGACACATTGATTGCCTGCAAACACGAAACCTGCATCATGATTAAAGCGGGATGCTTCTGGGGAACTCTAGATGAGTTTGTAGCGTCTGTCGAGAAAAATCATGGCGACTCTATTTATGGGCGTGCATACATGGCGGCTGTTGAGTTGATCAAAATACAGATGGAAGGACGGTAGTAACGATGAACGAGACACACATAAAGAAACTGTTGGAAGAAATGGCAGAGTTGCAGTCTGCTATGGCACTGATCAAGATCGAGAAGCAGAAGCTGATCGACCAGGTAATTACACCTGAAATCAAGCTGAAGTTATCGGCCATAGATGATGAATTATCCGAACCACTGGAGCACGCTGCTGAGAAAATCACAGACATCGAGCAGCAGATTAAGGAACACGTGGTCCAGTATGGCGCAAGCGTCAAGGGCGATTACCTGCACGCTGTATACAACAAGCCGCGCGTATCCTGGAATACGAAAGGGTTAGAGGGCTTCTGTGTGGAAAACGTGTACCGGTTGTTGTCGCTTAAAAAGGTAGGCAATCCGAGTGTGAGCATCCGAGGTGTGAAA